AGGAGAATGTAAACTCTGAATTCGAGCAACAAAATGCAGACCCAACGAATCCAGACCCTAACAATCCTGATAGTCACAAGAAGAAACCACAACCACAGCAGAAGAAAACTATACAGAATAATGGCAAGACAGGATAATTGATATATCATGCAACTGAACGGACAGAATCTAGTAGATGTAGCATCAGTAATGCCATACTACACTAAGAAGGGCTTATCACTAGACCTGCTCCGTCAGTGCAATTCCCAGGAGTTCAGATTCATAGATGGATATGGTAAGGGTCACTTTCTAATGACTCAGACCATATCCGATGACCATGTAACATTCAGTGTAGGCTCTCGTACTATATCTCTGAAAGTAACAGATGTACTCTCACTAGAGCATCCTAATCATAGTGGTGGACTAAAGGTATACATTACAGCAGAACCTAAATACGATCTACTAGACTTAATAGTAGAACGTAACTACAATGTAACAATTGATAAATCAATTCCTGTTAGTGGTGAGCCTACAATCGTAACGCTTAACCCAGACTATACACCTAAGACACTAGAACAAGTCATAGATGATATCCTACCTAGTGACTACACACTAGACTACAATGCAGATGTAATTACTCCACTTGATATATCAATTGAAGGACTATCTGTATTTGCAGCTATAGACCATCTATGCTCTGCATACGGATTAATATGGACCTGTGATGGAGAGGTAGTATACATATGGGATATGCAAGATGCAGATAACTCAAGTGATATAACATCTCAAGGTGAGCTAACTGATCCCATCAATGATATCTACCACACGTTACTAACTGACAGCCCTACAAACGTAAACGTAGCCTTTCCAGTATACGAGTACGCTAGACAAGTACCTAGAGAATACTATGTGTACGAAGACTCTGAGTCTACTCCAAGCTCTAGCTCTGATATTGTAGATGGACCAGGACAGGGACAGACACTTAACGTAATGGTCCCCTACCATAAAGCCTATACAACTATCACTGGACAGATACGTAATCAAAGTGCCCTAGATGCAATAGCATTGATAGTAATAGATAACTTGAAGGGTATAAAGAAATCCTATGAGTATGTTGTAAAGGAATTCTTTGAAGCATTACCACTCAACTATCAGCCTATTTCTCTTTCAGAAGTATACGGTGACTTTGGGCGTGGTCCAAGATCAGTATATAGACGAATACACTATCCATACATGCTCGTAAGGATTCCACCATCACTATCTCGCTATGCTAATAACTGGAGAGGTACACTAACTGATGGATACTCATCTGTAGTAGAACACTTTACAGTAGCACCAGTAGTTGGATTTGATGGTAAGATACCACCAGGACCACAGAAAGTATACAACATATACAAATGGCCCTACGGTGAAATGGGATGGATTGTACGTGTAGAATGGAATAATGTAACTAATAGATGGGAAGCTCTACAACAGGAATTTGAATGCCCACCTGACCCTCTACCGGCTGAACCTACACAAACTACACCAGTAGACCCGTGGCCAACAGAAGAATAGTGATATATCATGCCATTACCAATCGGTATACTATGCTGCTGACTACAGCTAGCTCATCCTCATTACCTAGTAGCAGTAGCTCATCTCATGGCCCATCTGAACATTGTGCATTGTGTGATGACAGATCACCATCAACATTTACTATCACATTAGTAAACAACGGTGTTAATGACCCAGATTGTTGTAATCAGGTTACAAATGAGTCAGACCGATGCGATCAATTTAATGGATCGTTTACTGTGAGCAGTGTAGGTGCCAATGAATGCGAATGGCGTGGAGGCCCATTTGGTGTATCATGGTTATGTAGATTTACTCCTACACCATTTGCTAGACCTCAATGGTATCTTAGAATCAAAGTACAATATGGTGACTGCCAAGGCAATAACATGAGTGACATCTATGCTATAGTAGGCGTAACATATGCAGTTATTGACCCAGAGCCATGCCCTGATTTCTTAGCATATGAAAAACTACTAGAAGAAGATGCAGATATTACAAACTGTCTAGATAAGATACCTGGTGGTGTTTATACACAATGTCCAGCCGATGGTGTTCTTATTACTTCACAATTATGTAATATAGGGCTAAGTGTAGTATGATTATCTGTCCTAAATGTAATCTAAATCTTAACCCACCAACTAAGATACGCCCACCACTACGCTGTGCTTGTGGTACAATAATAGATATTCCAGAAGGATATGAGCAGATACCTAAGACTAAATCAGTAACCTTACAACCAGTAGTACGAGCAGACATTACCAATGGACCAGGAACTGAACTAAAGAAATTAGTATCCTGGTTCGTATGGAATAAGAACATACGTAACTGTGGTACGTGTGCTACTAGAGAACAACGTATGAATAGATGGGGACCAGATAAGTGTCAACAAAACATACTAACCATAATTGAATGGCTTAGAGAGTCAGCAGTAAAACATGGATACCCATTCTCAGAAAGAATAGCAGCATCATTAATACGCAAAGCAATAGACAATAGTAGGAAGTAATATGAAAGCCACAGCAGTCTTACTATTATCAACTAGCTACATAATAATTGTCATAGTAGTATTCTATCTACTAGACTACCTTTGTCCTCTATAAAGAAGTGATATATCAAATGTCTCCACACAAATGGTACACAATAATAACCACAGCACCTAGACAAGAACCTACACTACAAATCTGTGTAGACTCTATGCGTGATTGTGGATGGGAACCAATAGTCTTAGCAGAGCCAGAATCTCCACCATCCAATGCTCAAACTATACAGAATCCAGAGAGACTAGGAGTATGGCGTAACTGGCTCAAGTCAGTACGCTTAGCTCTAGAATCTGATGCAGATGTAATACTAACAGTACAGGATGACTCTGAGTTTCATCCAGACTCCAAAGACTTTGTAGAGAAATGTCTTTGGCCTGCACAAGATTGTGGATTCGTATCTCTATACACACCTAGGCACTACACACTAATAAACCCTAGAGTATTACGACAGATACGTAGGAAGGATCGTGCTGCCTCTGACATCAGACAACCAGGCGTGAATCACATAGCTACCCGATCACTATGGGGAGCATGTGCATTAGTCTGGCCTAGAGTAGTCCTAGAGCATATCCTAACTGATCCACTAATAGAGTCATGGGTAGGAGCTACTGTACGATCACGTAATCCAGCTATATACGAGAGACGTAGACAAAACCCACACCTAATAGCCAACAGTGATACAGCCATAGGTAAGCTACTCAATAAGTACAACTACACTATGTGGTTCGTAGACCCATCCCCAGTAGCTCACATAGCTAAATACTCTGCTGCTGGTCATGGAGGAAATCTAGGTAATCGTAATGCCTATCGTATAGCAGATCGTACCCTACCTCTATCCCATCAAGTACCATACCCACAAGTGATATATCAAATACCACACGTAGAGAAGCAAGCACCATGCGTATCGTAACGTCAATAGCACCACATAGAATAGAGCGACAACAATACTGTGTATCTACGTGGACTGCACATACTAATGACATAGTGTCTGTAAATACACCACATGAGATAGAGCAACTACAGCCACTATTCCCTATGATTTCTTTCAGAATTGGGGAGTGCAGTACGTCGTTCTCTAAGGCTACACCTAAGCTAACTGAACTAATCAAAGTAGCAGATGTACCTACTCTACTCATCAATAGTGATATATCAATTAAGGATGAGCACCTAGAAAGATGGGCACCTAAAGAACGTACACTAAAGGTAGGTGTACGATACGACTATAATAAGAATATACCTAGTAGAAAGCACTACCAGAAGTACGGACTAGATGCCTTCCTAATACTACCAGAGATGGTAGAGATTATACCTGACCTAGACTTCTGTGTAGGATGCCCTGGATGGGACTTCTGGCTACCCTATCATCTATGGTCACAGTACGACTATGAGATAGAAGTAGTATCAGGAATGCTACTCCATGAAATGCACACAATAGGATGGGCCAAGAGTGACCAAGACAGTTATCGTCAACGTATGACGAAATACTACAAAGTAACACCTACAATGCTCCCATACTTCATCCTAGACATTACGGATAGGCATGACGTAAAACACGTAGTACCGAGAAATGTATAATGATATCCCTATTCGTCCGATCATATAGTAAAGACTACCAATGGCTCTCACATAGTGTACGCTCCATGCGTGCTAACCTCGTTGGTATCTCTGAAAGAATACTATGCGTTCCCTACAATGACATAGTACCAACTGATATATCAGCATACTTTCATAAGATAGTACGTGTCCATGAGTTTCTTCCTGGATACCTACAGCAGCAAGTAGATAAGGTACGTGCCTATACACATTGCCTACATGATAATATCCTATTCTCTGACTCAGACTGTATTTTCTTTCAGAGATTCGATGCCGCACAGATGTTAGATGGCAATAAGGTAAAACTATACCAAACTAAATACTCATCACTAGCTGGTGACGTACTAGCATGGAAAGACATAACTAGAGCGTGTACAGGCATTGATCCTGAGTATGAATACATGCGATGCTTTCCTATAATGCACAAGACATGGACTTGCTGGGCATTAGATACACTACATCAGTATAAAGAATATCTCAAGGTAGTCAAACCAAATAACCTATCTGAGTTTAATGCTTTAGGTGTAGTAGCTAAGGCATTCTATCCCAATGACTATACATTCATAGACACGGAAGAATCACTACCAGCCCAAACAGCTAAACAATACTGGTCATGGGGCGGTATCACAACTGATATATCAAAAGAATTAGAGGCACTCAAGACCGATGTCTAAGTGCTATTATTCAATACAACAAAGGAAACATAATGTACCTGTGGAATGACATAGCACTAATCGAAGATGATGCATACTTTACCAAGTGGGTAAAAGAGACTGGTAGATTAGACCATCATCAAGGATTCCTACGAGCACTCAAGCCATACCTAAAAGGTACTGTGCTAGATGTAGGAGCTAATATAGGTACACACACTATCTATTACGCATCACACGCTAATACTGTACTAGGATTTGAGCCTAATCCTGTAGCATTTGAATGCCTAAAGTATAACCTACGTAATCACCCTAATGCTATACTCCTACCATATGCTGTATCTAATCATGCAGCTAAAGTAGACATAGTACCTCAAGGTGATAACTATGGAGCAGTATACACTCTACCAGGATCACAGATATCTACACTAACAATAGACTCTCTGAACCTGATAGAATGTAACTTCATGAAGATAGACGTAGAGGGAGACGAACTAGCTGTACTACTAGGAGCAGAGAAAACCATACTACAACACAAACCAGTAATGTGCATCGAATGCAATGAGCACACACTAGTCCGTAAAGGTATGAATGGCAATCACCTAATTAAGCACATCCAGTCACTAGGCTATACAACCTCTGTACGCAAACCAGAGGATATATCATGTGACCTAATCTGCCTCCCCACCTAGATACTCCTGAACCTAGGATGAGTACATCCGTCGGTCATTTCTGAAAGAAAACCTACTCATACCCTCCATCACAATCACCACAGTAAGCAGAGCCTTTAGTAGTATCATAGGCTCTCTTACCACAATGCTCACACTTACGAAAGGTACGTAGCCATCTACAAAACCTCTGCCAAAGTGATATATCACTCATAATCCTCTAAGCTCCCTAATAAGGTCACCAATCTTTTCTGCCATATCTACCTTACACTGATATGTTTCAAATGTACCAGCCCTAGCCTCTTTATACAACTCAAGACGCATAGCATCTAACTTTATAATTACTTCTCTATACACTCCTTCGCATATTCGACTAGTTAGATGCTTTCTCATCTTCTCAAATCCCCAGGACTGATTTATCTCCTTACTAACATATCCTACCTCTCTATATAGCAACTCTGCAATATAACAAGTAGCGTCAGGTATCTTCAACGGACTCTCTGTAATCTTAATCATCTTTGATATATCACTATCACTCATAATCCCTAACCTCTTTCTTTTCCTCTGGTATCATATACAATTCGCTCATACTACGAGTATAGGCGACATACGCTAGATTCTTCTCTTGCTCAGCCTGAAATACCTGTCTCTTCTTACCCATAGTCTGTCCTAGCCTATTGCTCATATACACATGAACTTTAGGATGCTCCAGACCCTTAGCCTTATGGATACTACTCAATCTAGTATCTCTCTTATCTCCACTATCCTTAAATAATCTATCTACAGTAGCAAAGAATTCCTCTACAGTAGAAGCATCACCAGACAATATATCAATACAGGCTAGCTTATCATTCAATGCCTCTATCTGATTCTCATCTGGAAATGAACTCTGTAATATCTGGTCTTTCTTCCTATCTATTCTATCGTGTACCATAGCAAGAGCAGTAGATAGACAGTTCTCACCAGTCCTCTTAATCTCACTCTTTAGACCAGCACCAATATCCCTACCTTGGATATAGCATCTCTTGCCCTGTGCTAATAGTCTAAATGCTAGAGAACTTAATGGTGCATTGATTCTACACACAACCATACTAGGCTCATTGCCTACTACCTTATGGAATTGTGATATATCAAGTTTCTCTACAATACCATCTGGAGCATCTGGTCTAGCTCTCAATTCAGGTACGTATTGATTAGCTACCTCTACCACCTTCCTAGGATTCCGCCTAGATACCGTCAATGGTAACATAGTAGCATTCTCATCCACAGCCTGCATACGTTTCCAGATAACGTCCATAGATTCAGAATCTGCCCCGCTGAACCCATAAATGGCCTGATTCTTATCACCGATGGCCGTAATATGTCTACCCATCCTAAAGGCCAATTCCTGTTTTGCACGATTCGCGTCCTGGGTCTCGTCGAACAATATATGGTCATACTGCGGCAATTCAATATCATGATATATCGGTAGGAATATCTGATCGTTCCAGTCAATGAATGCTGTAGGCTCAACTCCCTTCTCAAATACCTTGACAGCATAATCTAGCACCACTGGATCATTATCAATATCGAACCTGTCACAGAGCCACTGCATAGCCCCTAGTCCGTCAACTGATATATCACTATTGATCCAATTTTTTCTTTCAGTAGTAGAGGGATCGAAGAGGTAGCCCTTGCACAATGCAACGATGTTATCTACAGCACTCTCAATACGAATCCTTTCTTTCCAAGGTAGCTTAGTACCCAATAGTTCTCTACATATCTTCCTATTCTTTAGAGCATCTGGTAATCCTAGTTTCATATTCAAATGCCTAGCCCATGCCTGATGCCCGAATCCATTACTAGTATTGCACACACAGGTAGCAGGTGCATCCTCTTTTAACTTATCAGCAATAGACCTATTAAATGCCATTGCAGCCTGAGAACCTGTAAAAGTCCTCATCAATTTAATAATAGCCTTTTGCTCATCACTTACCTTAACATCCTTAGGCACTCTAGCACCCAATCCCCACACACCCGTACTAGTTTTACCTACCCCAGCCAATGCATTAACCATTAACATGATATATCACTTTCTTTTGTTATGTACCTTCTAAACCACATATAGGACAGGACAATACGGTACCATCCTCATTCCATTCCATCTTACAATCACATACTTCTCCAGTCTCTTTATTGACTGCATATAAACCAAGCCCATACTCTGGTACTTGTTTTACTTCAAATTCTGGCTTAATGTTTCCCCATCGCCATTCTTCAGGATGAGTCATTTGATATATCACCTAGGTAAATTACACTTAATCGAGATGGGGTATATATCATCCCAACGAACGTAGATGGGTATACCCACCCTACTTACTTTTTATCATCTATCAGGGAGAATCTGATATATCAGTAGTCCCTACCAGTCAGTCCCCACATATTCTTTTCTATATACTCCTTTACTTTACTAGGATTCTTACTATTAGCAATTTTAACACAATGCTTACACTGACAATTATAACCATCCTTAGACTTAGCATTTACATTAAACTTAGTCACAGGCTTAACTACTTTGCATGTACTACATTTCTTAGTAGGTACATTCTCATCCATAATATGCTCCTCTATTAAATTAAGCTACCACCTAAATGTGTAATTTACTGAGGTACGCGGTAAAGTAGGCATATCAAAATTGATATATCAAGTAGTGGGTATACCCACCATTCCCCACGCAAATACCAATATAGGATATTAAGAACGATAGCACAATACCCTAGCAAATAAAAATATGGGTATACCCGCTACCTGTCGCCAAATCCCCCTACCCCCGTTTCGAAAATGTGTAATTTACTTCACACCCCCTGCCGATTCTGATTAATCAAATCCTGATGCCCTATCTCTCGCGTATACGCACGCACGCGGGTATCCTTTATATTACCCAACAAATTTTCACACTATCGCCAGAATCTACGCCAGACCTGTTGACAAGTGCTAGCGATTACCCTCTACTAAAGCTGGCAGGAAATAACGGGTACACAGTTGGGTATACCCAGCAATTGATATATCAGGTTCCTCTGAGACTAAGGGACTAATCATCCTGTGTACCATTATGGAGAAAGACCATAACAGAGGAATCTGATATATCAATTACTTCCATCCACGTATAGCCAGTGGCGGCACTGGCTATACAAATTAGATAGGTTACTACAATTGGGGAACTCACTGGTTGTAGACTACAGCTAATTACTCGCCAAAGCATAGCTGTAGATGGGGGATGCTAGTTACCAACCTTTCTAGCATTCGACCTAAATGATACCACCGAATATATAGTCAAATCTCCGTACTGAACTATATGCCGATATATCATGCCTATCTAATTCTTTTCCTCATACATACAGGACACATATGACTGATATCAAAATCACTACATTAGAAGTATCGCTAAACTCTGCGATGCCGCATGAAGAATCACATACGAATATATCAAAATACAAACCCCCAGTCCTAGACAAACCCAAAGGTAGAAAATACGAAGCAAAGGATAGGATAACATACGGCCCATTCCTAGAACAGATGTTCTTTGATAATGAACTAGAATACTATCTTACACAACCACTATCTATCAAAGAACTTAAATTCAAATTCCTATCAGCACACAAAACCAACTACACACTAAAGAACAAATTCAAGAGATACAAATATACCATAGGTATGTTTCGTAGCAAATACAATCGTAGAGAATTATACTCTACACAAGACCCAGTATACCTACTATCATTCGACTACAATGAGGCAGGCTACATAGTCGTAGACGGTAGACAATACTACCGATCATTAACATTCAAGCAAGCATATGAGCGATGTCTAGAATTCAAAGTAGCAGACCCTAGATTCATACCACATGATAAGATAGTCCTACTACGTGATCGTAAGAACTCTGGTGATCCACAATGGGCAGATTGGTCAGTACCTCCAGACTCATTCCTAGATCAACTACATCGTACAGTGCATAGAGACTCAATGTACGATACTATAGAATTTCCTAAATTCTGTACTAGAGAGGAGACGATGCAAGATGACAATAGCTAAAGATCACGCAAGGCAAAGAGCATACAATCAGGGATTCGACGCATGGAATAGAAGTGATATATCAGATAAAGATACTCTATGTCCATATCCTGTAGGTGGTCCAAGTATTAATGCAGGACTCAGACAAGCATGGTTTGATGGACTACTAGATAATAGATTCTCCAAATATGACCATATACCAGAAGCAGACCAAAGAGCACCATTAAAGGCCCCTCCAAAATGCCGAAGATGAGAACAACATACGAACAATTACTTAGTCCCCCAGTATTAGCTAGGATGCTACCACATCTACTGGATGGACCATATATCAAATTCGTACCTAAACCACCTGATATATTCGAATGTGCAAGGAAGCATAGAGAACTCCTACTACACGGTACTCCACAGACAAAGGTACAGAATGCCACCACTAACAGCCAAACAGAAAGCTAAGGTATGGGCAGACACTCTATCTGGGTGTAGTAAATGTGATATATCACGATACTGTGACCACAAAGTAACACACTACATATACACTCCCATACCTTCCCCATACGTAGACATACTATTCATAGGAGAGGCACCTGGAGAATCTGAATATATCAATGAGGAACCATTCATAGGACCAGCAGGTGAATGCCTACGTAGTATCATTATTGAAGCATTAGATGATGATATATCATATTGCATAACCAATAGCATCCTATGCACACCATTCACTAGTGAAGATAGATACAAGATACGCACACCATTTCTTTCAGAAGTTAAGGAGTGCCAGCCCCATCTCGCTGCTCTATACCGTAAGCTACAACCCAAATACATAGTAGCCCTAGGCAAGACAGCAGAGAAAACAATACTATCTCTATCACGTATCCTACCAATCAAACACTACATACAGGTACTACACCCATCACGTATAGTACAAGCCAAAGACTACAATTACCAATTCGATAAAGCATCCCTAGCAATTCAGGAGTACATAGCAAAATGGCAAACCGAAGATTAAGCACTACACGGCACTCACTACTGCGTGCGGCACTAAAACGACACAAACGTAAAGTACACACTGAGAACCTAGATAACAGATACCATAAATCACATCGTACACCAGCACAACAAGCTAAGTACGACCAACGTATAATTGATATAACAGCACGTAGATTCAACCTACAACCAGGTGATCCATTCCCAGTAGAAGCAATTGTAAGAATGGCTCTCAAAGGTGTACGTGAAGCAATCCGCCAATACAATAGGATAGCAGGTGCAGTAGAAAAGGAAATATCAGCCAGTGTCATTGCCTAAGAAAACCAAACTACGTAAGACTCCACCTAAGAAAGTACCATATAAGGGATGGAATCTATTCACGCACGGTGTATCCCAATCTCTACTACAGAAGTTTATCAATTGTAGAGATAGATACCATAAACATACGGTACTAGGACTCAAATCTACAGACCGTAAAGAGGCTATGGAGTATGGTACTATATTCCATAAGTTAATTGAGGAAGGTGCTCGAATGGGAGATACCTATACTCGATTGAAGATGATACAGCTAATGAATGAATACATGAAGCTATATCATCCATCACCTGATTCTATGCTACTATGTCAGATAGGACTAGAACAATACCATAAGTACAAAGACTGGGAAGCAAATAAGCCTAAGTACAAGTACATAGCACAGGAGCCAGTATTTAAAGAACCTATAATACTACCAGCTACTAAGTTCAATCCATGTCCCGAAATCTCTATCAACATACCACGTACAGAGCTATTCATACGTGGTCGTATTGATGAGGTAATCGAACTAAATGGTGACTTATGGCTACAGGAAAATAAGACTAAATCACGAATTGATATATCACTTCTGTCAGATACAATACCTGAGAATATACAGGTAATGTTCTATGCAGTAGCAGCATCTATCAAGTACGGTAGACCAGTCAAAGGCATCATATACAATGTGATACGTAAGCCTGGTCAACGTCAACGACAGAAAGAGCATCCTGTAGAGTTTGTGAAACGTATAGGTAAGGAAATAGATGAAAACCCATCATATTATTTCTATAGACTAGCCTACTCATTTGCACCTGGAGCAGTAGAGAAATGGAAACGTGAGGAACTAATACCACTACTCTATCAAGTGTACATATGGTGGCGGTCCATAGAGAAAAACCCTACCAATCCGTGGGAGGACGAAGAAGGAAACATAAATCCATTCCACGGAAGAAAGTCATTCGGAATATACGATCCAATGTCAAACGGAAAGGGAGAGTATTTCGATTTAATAGTCTACGGAAGAAAAACAAATCTAGTCGTAGACCATGAAATGTTCCCAGAACTTAATGAAGACCTACCACCAGAGGAAATACCAGACGAGTGATATATCATGATGAGGTGGAAAGAGTCATGGTCAGTAGAGAAGCGTACAACTAAGATAATAGATGTTATAAAGCGACGTGGATGGAAAGCATACTCACGTAAGTCATCCAAGTCAGAAAGCACCTATATAACTGCTATACAAGGCAATAAGACGCTAACAATACGAGTATCTGACCATATGTACTATAATGGTACACAAGAGACAATACTAAACATCTGCCCACAAGGACATAACATCAGCGATGTATTACAATACCTAAGAGACCCTTCTATCCAAGTTAGAAACATTTACTATGAGCGTAAGATAATGAGAAAGCAATTACGTAATCATGGAAGTACCAATAGCACAGAAACCTAGTAAACGCATATGCCTAATATGCAATAAACCATTCGACTCTACAGGAGCAGGTAATCGTAGATGCCCTAAGTGTGAGAAGAATCGTGGTCGTAAGAATGACATAGATATGAAACCAATGAGATTATCAAGAGAGGTACACTAACAATGCAGCTAATGCCTATAACCATCTTTGCAGAGAATGATGATGGTTCCCTATCTGATACACTTGTCAAAGTATTAGTAAACATGCTAACTGTAACTCATTTTCAACAACTACCATCAGGACACCTAGCTATCCACGTAATGTCTGGCCGTGTACTAGTAACCAATGTAGCATTTGAGGAATTTGTAGACAAGCAAAATACCCGCTCATCAATCCTAACACCACGCTAATTGATATATCATTTCTTTCAGAGGTATACGAGGACTCCACCATGCCAAGAGCAAAACCAGTAAGAGACAATGATGATCTAGAGGAATCAGAAACACTATCCTACCCTGGTCCAGACGATTTCATCAAACCTATTGACGATCTACGTGACGCATTTGTAGTTCTCTATGGACAGAAAGCTAGAGGCAAGACTTCTACAGTAGCAGGTATTCCTAAATCTCTAACATTAGAATTAGAACCACTACGCGAAGGTCTACCTATTCGCCAACTATCCTTAAAGAAATACAATGCTCAGCAGATTATGGATGGTGCTAAAGACACCTATCAACTAATCAAGAATACGACTCAATTATGGATTGACGATCCTACAATCGACGGTCTAAACTTTGACTCAGTTGATATATTCTATGAGTGTTGCTATCACTCAGAATGTGCTAAGAATGGTGTAACTGAGCCAGGAAAAGCTAAGGATTCAGTAGGAGTATGGAATGCGATTCGTGATGAATTTGCAGCATACTTTGATACATTAAAAGAATCTAGATTAGGTATCTGGGTAACTTCTCACGTAAAGGAACGTGATGAAAGAGACCTAGAAGGCAGCAAGATGTCGTTTAGTGCTCCATCATGTGCTCCTGCCTGCCTCAAATACCTACGACAAGCAGCAGACATTGTACTACAAATTGGTATGTACAATGGTAAGCGTGCTATCATGGTACGAGATGATACTAACTCATCATTCGTAGCATGTGGTGTACGTGGTCGCTTCCGTCAACCAGATGGTAAGCAAATAAAGATATTCGAGATACCTAATGATGAAGAAAATCCACATAGGGTATACGAAACCATTGTCCGTGCATTCAACAACCAAGAATGGGACATAGACACTCCAGAAGACAAACGTGATATATCAACTCCTAAACCCAAACCTGGCCCACCTAAGAAAGGACCACCACGACGCTAGAACCATAGACATTAGTACAGAGCATATGTTTTCTTTCAGATATTAGGGATACGAGTGTATCCTACTGACAGAAATATAACCAACGTGAGATAAGTGATTAATCAATTATGGCAAAAGACAAACAAGAAGACACACAAGTAAACGAAGCAGCTTTCCTCAAGGCCCTGAACAAGTCCAAAGCAGCAGCAAAGGCAGCAGCAAAAGCAGATAGGCCAACTGGTCTACTAGACGACGCAGCTATCCTAGCTCGCCTTGGCCTCAAGGAAGCAAATGATGCTGTCACCCTTAATTGTCGTGTCTCCAAGGTACAGATGGGTTTCGCTAAGAAGGACACAGCACGTCCCTACTTCCGGTTCGCATACGTACTCACTGAGAACTCTCCTGAGACTGGTAAGGGTAAGGGTATGATCGTATCCAACTACCATGAGCTTACCGAAGCTGAGAAAGATGGTGAAGTATGGCGTACTGAGGAAGACGCATACGAAAAGATGTACTTCGAGTTCCAAGGGCTAGGCGAAACTACTAAGGATTGGGCTGACCCACTAGCGGAGGCAATGGCTGCTGCTAAGCGTCAAACCAAGAATAAGACTGAGATTCAAATCCGATTCTCTGCCTATGAACGGAATAATGGCACACTAGGACTAAATATATCAGTTGTCAATGTCCTCAATAACGATGACCTAGGCGACGATACCGAAGACGCAGATGACGACACCGACGAATCAGAAGATGAAGGTAACGTACCACTATCCGAATGGGTAGGTGGATGGGTCAAGTGGGAAGACGCTGATGGTGCAGTAGAATTCCTAGTAGACAACTACGACGAAGATGCTGATACCTTCACTGGTACAGACGAAGACGGTGAAGAATGGGGACCAGCACCTACCTCGGCCTGCGAATGGTGTGATAACCAACGTGACGAATAGATTGATCTACCTTGGTAGGGGACAAGGCTAAACTACCATTTGATATATCAGTGCCTCTGGTATTAACCCACGTCTAGCACTAGTATCAGGGTCCAAACCTGAGAAAGATGGCGTTATGGCGGGTACCGACTGATATATCATCTGGGCCTGTAGCATAAAGGTTATGCAGCGGACTCATAATCCGTTGATTGTAGGTTCGACTCCTACCAGGCCTATTGTATTTTCTTTCAGAAGTAACGAAGTTAGGAGATGAGAATGCGTGTACAAGTATATGAGATGACAGACGAAGAACTAGAAATATTCAATAATAAATTCGTAGGTATATGTGAACTAATAGATGGTATGCCTGCTCATCTAATAACTCCATTACTTCTAAGACTAACTATAAGTACATATCTGAACCTGAAAGGATTTGAGAAGACAGATGCAAGTATACAACTAGCACATAGTCTAGTATCAGAACTAACAGATGTAATAGTAACTAAAACTACTCGAAATATAACAGAAAGAAATTGATATGGCACGTGGCAGCAAACCAAGGGTAAGTAATGATACATCAGAATCACGCATGGTAACATGGCGTATTCCAGGTAATCTACATAAACTACTAATCGAAGTAACAGACTATTTAGGTATGTCCCATAATCGCTATCTTACAGAAGTAATGACTGTAAAGCTACATGAAATCAAAGATAAGATAGACGCAACAAAGGCTAAGGATAAACAACCAGAGTAAATGATATATCATGCCTATTGCAAAGAGCGACATAGTAGGTAAACTACTTGAGTTACATATAATAAAATTCACATTCCCAGAGTTAGACCTATGCCTAAATATATGGGAAACACAGTATAAAGCGAAACACATAGATGAAGCAGTAGATCAAGTATGCTGGATATTTACATGTGAATGGGACTGCTCACTACAAGAATGGGTAGAAATGATATCATGATCGCCATAGATACAGAAACCACTGGCTTATTCATACATAAAGGTTGCAGAGCATTTACTATCTCTGCTGCATGTGACAAGAACAAATCTTACATATGGACCTTCCCAGTCAATCCAGCAACTAGGGAAGTAGTCTATACACCTAAGACACTTGATAACTTCAAGTCAGTCATAGCTAAGCATAAGGAACTAATATTCCATAATGCTAACTTTGACCTACAGGCACTAGTAGCAGCAGGTATACCTCTATCCTATTTCTTTGATAACCATGATATCCATGACTCAATGGTAATGTCTCATGCTCACTACTCTCCTGGTCCTCATGGCCTCAAGGCACTAGGAGTCACACTACTATCATTTCCAGAGGATGATGAGAAGCGTCTAAGTGATATAACACAAGAGGCACAGAAGATAGCTAAGAAACATGGATGGTTCATAGCATCTAAATCTAACCCACACCCTACCCTACTAGGGACACAGGAGTCATGGTATAAGGCTGATTATTGGGTGCCTGCTCAGATAGCTAAACTACTTAATTATCCAGAAGATCACCCCTGGCGTACTATCTGTAATGAGTATGCAGAGAAGGATGCCATACGTACACTAGGTATATTCTATATCTTTCAGGAGTTGATGGACGATGCACAGCGTCAATCATATGATAAGGCACGTAGGCTAATCCAACCTATTCTACGTATGCAATATGAGAAAGTAACTCTACTACCAGATGCCCTAAATGAAGCACATAAGGAATTCATTACTAAGCAAAGTATCCAACTCCTACGTCTACAGAAGCTATCTGGTAGTCGTACATTCAACCCTAACTCACCTAAACAACTAGCTAGTGTACTATTTGATAAATTTCAATTCAAGGCAGAGAAGATAAGTGATGCAGGTAATGTATCTACGGATAAGAATGTAATCAATAAGCTACTAGCCGAATCTCCTAAGGATACAACTGGACATACATTCTTAGTAGAACTACAGAAGCTACGTAAGTATAAGACTACAGTTCAATATATCAATAACTATAAGTCACACCACAATGATAAGTACGAGTTACAACCATTCTTCAAACAAACTGCTACAGGTACAAATAGGCTATCATGTGAGAATCCTAATACTACCAATGTAGGCTCTGCTAATATGAATGAGGCAGAGGATTACCTAGAGACCGAGGAATCATTTAGACTACGTAATATCTTTGGCCCACGTGATGGCAATATATGGACCTGTATTGACTATACACAATTCCAATTACTTATATTCGCAGTAGTATCAGAGTCACAACAATTGATAGATGCCTACCTACAGGGTATTGATCTACATGAAGCTACTGCGATGCAAATCTTTGGTATTGATGATCCTACTAAAGTCACTAAGGAACAACGTCGTGCAGCTAAGAACGTAAACTTTGGTATCCTATTCGGTGCTGGCCCTGCTAAGATCAACCAGACAGCAGGCATACCAGGACTGTACACTACTGCTCTACAACGTCTACCAGGAACTAAGAAATACCTAGCTAAGTCAGAGCAATTAGCAAGAGCTAAAGGCTATGTACACACACTAGGTGGCTATCGACTATACGTACCACGTGAGAGGCCCTATGCAGCATCATGCTACATAATCCAAGGTACAGAAGCTGAGATAGTACGCGATGCAATGGTAGATGTATCCGAATATACCTACAATAATAAAGGATGCCCATATCGTATGATTATGATGGTACATGACGAAATCGTACTACGGTCACCAAAGCAATCCCTACCACACCTAAAACGTATCATGAAACTAATGGAAAATGCAGGACTCAAGGTAGGTGTACCAGCTAAGGTAGACGCAGACATAGCACGCCACAATTGGGCAGAGAAAGAACCCATACAGTAATAATTGATATATCAACCCACTCCTAGACTAGTAAAGTAATATGCCTAAAGCACCAAATTTCTCTACACTATTCTCTACATACTTAGTACAACAAGTACCTGAGAATTATCATGGAGAGTATAGATTAGACTGTCCATTCGATGATTGTGAGAACCCTACGGATCACTTCTATGCTAATTGTGACGATGGTACATGGCATTGTAAACGATGTGATAAGTCAGGCAATGCACGTACCCTACTCACAATGATCCACCAGCAGAACTACGATAAGACAACACAGGACCAGTATGATTATCTTTCAGAACTTAGGGGCATCCACCCGCAGACATTCGAAGATGCTGGATTTGCCTATGATGCTGACCATGATAGGTGGCTAGTACCATACTATACATTTAATCCAGATACCAATGAATGGTCAGAGTTTCTTAATAACCTAGGATACTTCTTTCCATCATCTACTAATGAGTCTGCTAGATTCAAGATTAAGAAAGCAGCAGCACTCCCACTGTACCTATACAATCCAGGATTCCACTCGTGTCCACCATCCGACACAGCAGTAATATGCGAAGGTGAATGGGACACATTAGCCTACTACGAACTCAATCCTAATACGAATGAATTAGTTCTAGGCAAGCCAGGATCAGGATTCAACATAGCATACATGAGGACACTATCTAAGGTGTCTAAAGTACGTATGCTACTAGATAATGATCCATCAGGTCATAAGCAAACAGTCAAGGCAGTAGAGGTAATCAAAAATGATATATCAGATATCAAAACTCTAGACTGGTCATTAGTAGAGCACGCACAGAAAGATATACGTGACCTATGGATGGTAGAGGGCACCAAATCACTAGACCTAATCGAAGCTGCCCTAGTACCTGTAGACGTAGAGGATATGACTAAGAATGAGATTAAGCTATATCAGACTAGTCTATCCGACTACACCAATGTAGAGACATTTGCAGACTACACAGAGACGCTACAACGATATCTATACATGACACCTGAGACTCTAGCTGCTATGGCAGCAGTGCTAGGTATCACTAACAGTATCTCTATCCCAGGCGAACCACTATGGGCATTCCTCATTGGTCCGCCAAGTAGCGGTAAGACAACCTTCATTGACTCATTCGGTGGCAACAATGAGATGTTCGATAATCTATCTAAGATTAGTGCTAAGTCACTAGTCTCTGGATGGAAAGATGAGTCAGGTGATGAACCATCATACCTAGCCAAGCTAAAGGATAAGACCCTATTCGTTAAGGACTTTACTGTAACTCTAACAGACTCAGTAGATAGTCAGAAAGAGGTATTCGGCCTACTAACTGATATATTCGATGGCTATGTCAAAATCCCCTATGGTAACAATCAGGTACGTGAGTTCTATGATCTATACTTCAATATGGTAGCAGGTGTAACTGATATTGTACACTCTCATAGTGCAGCATCTATCGGTGAACGATTCCTACGCATTGACTACCTAGGTAAGAACTATGACTCACGGCAATTCGCACGTAGAGCATTACAGAACTTTGGTCAAGCTAAGCCACAGAAGGAACTGCTAACTAAGAATACATTAGGCTTTGTAAACCACCTACGCTCCATGCCTATTATCATGGAACTACAGGAGGAATACCTAGACCCAATTACCGACCTAGCAGAATTCATTGCTACCATTCGTACTAAGGTAGAATCTGATCCAAAGGAAGGTGTCAAGTACACTCCTAGACCAGAGCTACCATCACGCCTAGCTAATCAATTGGCTAAGCTATTCGTATCTACACGTGGTGTCTACAACATAGACCCAAACAGTGATGAACAAATTGATATATCATCTAAACTAGCATTCGAGACAGTAAAGAAAGTTGCCCTAGATACTTGCTATGGATTCTCACTAGACATTGTACGTACTATCAAGAAGTATCCACTATCTGATAGGCAAACAATAGCAGACCTAGCTAAGATACATCCTCAGCGTGCATACCGTGTACTCGGTGATCTATGCACTACAGGTGTACTAACCAAGGTAAGTGGTCGTGTAGGTCGCTCAGGTGGTCGCCCAGCAAGCTACTATGCAATTAATCCCAAACTAGCGAATGTCCTAGAATATGATTGTCAAGAAAGTCCAAAACGTACAAAGTCAAAACACCCTACTAATCGTACACGATGACACAGGTAATGCCGATGCCCTGATAGATATACTCTACTTGTTCCTACAAGATCAAGTGATATATCATCAGGGCAGAACCCTCCCTGAACAGGACCTAGTAAGTAGATATTTTCTTTCAGAGATAAGGGATACCAACGATGGTACAGAAACGAACAGTGACGAAGACGTCTAATCTTATAGTTCTATATGATATGGAATACCCAGTCTGCTATAAGATACTAAAATCAGGACACGGAGAATCCTACTCGGTAATCGAAGAAGACCCATTTGAGCACGACCTTAAATTAAAGAATAAGACAGAAACATTAGCACTTATTCATATGTTCGACCCCACATTTAGTGAATCAGACCTACCAATAGAGCTAGGAGTAGTACACGAACCATCATGAGTAATGGCGACTACCTAGTTCTATTAGCAGCAGTATTTTTTCTAGTATGGTGGTGGACAGACCCAACAGAGGATGAAGACGAATGAAGTTTATAAGTGATATAACAGTTAACCTAGAGCAAGTCCTAGCTACTGACATGCAGGTACTACACTCTGCTAGAGTATCTACTAAAGGAATAGAGGTACTAGCTACCTACGATGAACAAGTAGTACAAGACCTAGCAGATCAGAAAGACCTACCTGGACTAATCAAGTACCTAATGCAGCATCGACATGGTACACCATTCGAGCATAACCTATTTACATTCTTTGTACATGCACCTATCTTCGTATGGAGAGAATGGCATCGTCATAGAATTGGATTCTCATATAACGAAGAATCAGCACGCTACAAACAACTAGAACCAGTATTCTACATTCCACCAATTGATAGACCAATGTTCAAGGTAGAAGATTGGAAACCTGGTAAACCTAAATTCCTGACAGTAGAGGAAGAACAACAAAGATTAGGAACTACACCGTTACACATAGATTCTGCATTAGGCAAATATGAGCAACTTGTAGATAACCTAACAGAGTCTTACAAGTTAGCATACGTCTCCTACGAATGTAACTTAAATATGGGATTTGATCCTGGCCTAGCTAGAGATTGTCTACCAGTAGGTATATACTCATCCTGCTGGGTAACCTGTAATGCTAGATCACTAATGGCATTCTTATCCCTACGAACCCATGATCCACTATCACGTGATATATCATATCCACTATACGAGATAGAAGTAGCAGCACGTAAGGTAGAGGATCACTTCGCTCAGGCAATGCCAATAACCTACCAAGCATTCCTCAGATACGGAAGGAGAGCACCATAAAACCATTTGAATGCTTTAATTGTCGTGAACAATTCATACCATTAAATATAGTACATAATGGTAGGTGCCCAACGTGTAATAGTAACCCATATGATATATCACAATCGAAAGTAGTAATGAATAGCCTTACCTCGCAATCTGAATCAATAGCCAATGAGAAACAATATGGCGGTACACACTATAAGAAAATGGCTATACAGCCTTGGGATTACATAACTAGTAATAACCTAGGATACCTAGAAGGAAATGCAGTTAAATACCTGTCAAGATGGCGAGAAAAGAATGGTATAGAAGACCTAAAGAAAGCCATTCATTACATTGAGAAACTCATAGAAGTAGAAACACATGCAAAGCAATCAATCAATACACCTAACGATCAAGCAACCACCTAATCCAAAACCTATACGTACTATAGGTATATTCGATGATCCAGATAATCCTGCTATACGTCAAGTAATAGACCACTTCCTAAACACATTAGACTTTGAACCTAAGTCTAAAGAATTCTCTGACAATGTGAAGGATGAGGTACTAAAACTAATAACCACTCAGAAACCTATAGCAGTAGCAAAGAAAGGTACGCTAACACTAGTGTATTTCCAAGAATGACATGGATTAAAGTAGAAGATAAACTACCAGAAGACGGAGATACGATACTAATTTACGGATGCAATAGATATTTCAAACACACCTACGAAATAGCTATGGGTGCCTATATGGAATCAGATAATGAATGGGTTGCAAATGGTGATAGAGACGGTGACTGGGAAGTATCACATTGGCAACCTTTACCAGAACCCCCAGTAACATGATATACATATATCAAGTCTTGAAACAGATACGCATTATGCGACAATACAACGCTAATGCTATTGCTAAGAACCTAGGATTACAAGTAAAGGCATTTAGTGAGTATGAATCTAAACTCAAGTTAATACCTACTGACCTAATGACTAGATGGTTAACTGAACTTGATATATCAGATGCAGACCATCATTGGTATCAGCAGAAGCATAAGAGAGAATATGTAACTCATCTACTCTCACAGCATCTACATAGCCCTACACCACAAGGTAAGGAGCTAATAGCTAGAGTAGCTGACATACTAGTATTCGCTGATAAGATTGATATATCAGCTATTACAGTACAACTACAGAAGCATGTAATGAGTCACATAGCCTATCGACCACGCTCCGCAGAGGTAGCTATAGATATCCTAAAGGATGAAGATGTATGATCGAGACTATCGACTACCCATTCTCTTTTGGAATGGTACATACACAAGCTGAAGAAGCCACAAAGATAGCTAAGACACGTAACGTAAATGTACGTATCATGTTCAACGACATAGAACTAATAGTTGAACCAGATAGTACAGTACGTGAAATCTGTACACTATATGATCTAAAATCATTACAACGTAGGATGAAGATGTATGAGTGATATAGACGCACTAAAGTTACAAGTAAAGGTACTGCAAGATCAAGTACAAGTTCTCGTAGACGGAATGAGGACACTTACTACTATGGTACAGTTGTTAGATAAACGACTAACCAGCGTAGAATATACAACTAAATCCAATGAACAGTATATAGTTGGACGGATACAGTATAAAAATGGACGATGATATATCACTACCTATAGAACAAGGACTATCAAACAATCAACTAACATTCCAAGAGACTGATGACTTCGGTAGAATCCTGAAGATACTTAGAGAGAACCAAGGCTATACCATAGTAAGTATGAGTAAGAAGCTATCTATGGCTACGGATAAGATATCTAGGATAGAGCGTTCTCTTTCAGAATTACCGTCCGAAGTGGTGCTGAGGAAGTGGCTATCTAAATTAGGATGTAAAGATAATCTTAAACATCTAATGACACTAGCCAGACAACATAGAGTAGTACATCACCTACGCCTACACTCTAATGATATATCAAATGCCGACATGATACGTATACTCGATGCGTATCGCGACCAAACTCTATCTCCACTAGACCGAGCATTACTAGGAGTAATTGCTAGATGAATAAGTTTGACCAAATATTTAATGAACTACACTACCTACAAAAGTCTAGTAATCAAATTGCTAGAAATGAATACTCAACCAACATAAGGACACTATTATGTCAGGTAAGGGAAACGCTAGAAGCACTGGAAGCCAAGCAAAAGATATGGGATCAAAAGGCGGAAAGTCAGGAGGTCCAGCCAGAGCAAGAGCACTCAACACAGCACAACGATCAGAAATTGCAAGAAAAGGAGCAATCGCAAAGAACAAGAAGTCCAAGTGATATATCAATGTCATTTATATCTAGACAATTAGGTGGAGCATTCTTATACACAATAAGATGCCCAGAGAATAGTAGAGATGAAGCCAAGGCCCTAATACGGCAACTAAATGAAGGGCACGTCGTAACATATCCTACTACTTGGAAAGTACAGGTGATAGACTTATGCTAGAACATGCACAATTAGTACGAGACTTAAAGAAACCTGCTGAACAAATAGCTAATGATATAACACCTACATCATTAGACCTAATCCATATGATTATGGGCATTAGTGGTGAAGCAGGTGAGCTACTTGACGCAATCAAGAAAGCTACTATCTACAATAAACCCATTGATGTACCTAACATCATTGAGGAACTAGGTGACCTAGAATTCTACATGGAAGGACTACGCCAAATCCTAGGTATTAGTAGGTCAGATGTACTAGACAAGAACATTGCTAAACTTCGTATCCGCTATGGACAGAAGTATAGTGATAAGTCTGCTCAAGATAGAGCAGATAAGATAGCTGATATAGACAGATTACCTGATTGATATATCAGTAGGTAAATTACACTAAATCGAGATGGGGTATATGTACCCTAACTATCGTTCAATGCTAGCATACTCTCAATTGATATATCATTAGATATAGCGATCGCTAGGGTATGCTAGCATAGTTCGTATACTATGGGGGTATTCCTTATTATCTACCCCCTAAAAATATTTCTAGAAATTTCGCAGTAGGGTAGATAATGGTGTATACCCAACCCGATAGATATGGTATCCTACGTGTCGGCCAATTGTCCCCGTAGGAATGCGAGATTTACGCCTATTCGCGTCCGCTACGGAATTGTGACACAATACCCCACTATCGCTCTGAATGCGTTAAACGAGCGATAGCGACCCTGCCCCACCAATGGGGGGTATACCCATCCTACCTATGAAAGTGATATATCAAATGCCAAAAGGCACATACCGGATAGTTCGTACTAATCCATTTAGTGTAGACTATACTGATGTAGAAGCTGTTAAAGCACTAGCTAAGAAACTAGGCTCAACAGTAATAAAGGAACCAACTAGAGACAACTACAACATAATACCAACAGCAAACATTCACAAATATCCCAATGCTAAAGTAATAGCTATATATGAATGATATATCAGTTGTGGTTCTGACTGATATATCAATTACACCTTAGAACTAGGAGTACAGAGATGTGGAATACTGAGAAGTACATTCAAACAGTTGCCTTGGTTGAAACATTTAGATCAATAGTAAATGAATCACTATGGGATAACATACCCATTGACGTTGTAATTGAAAGTCTAGCAGTTGTACTCAGTGCTACCATGTGTGAGAAACATCAAGTATGTACACATGACGCTATGAGCACTACTAAACAAGTAGTAGAGGCAGTAAGTAAAATAATTCTAGAGAATAAAATAGACCCTACACTCAATTGATATATCATGCCAGACCTAAACCTACCACGTGACCACCCATTCTATAAGATATTCGTATACGATACAAAGGAAGGTAAATGGTACAATAAACGCACTGACATATATCTATCAGATGATGATGTGATATATCATAAACTTCCAGACCCAAGCACACTAACCAAGTAACTATTGTTTCTTTCAGAAGTAACTTAGGCCGAGGGCCAGATAGGATTAGACCATGAAATCACTACTAATGACATTCGCATCGGAAGCACGCAAAGCCATCAAGAACCCAATACGTGACATGAATCAATTATGTGGAGGTATTGGTAATAAGAAACTAGACAAAGAACAAATACGTAAACTAGTTGCACAACGTAAAGCAGATGCAGCAATCCGTCGTATGAAAGCTGAGCAACAAGCACTGGCACGCAAAGTCAATGTACAGTCTGCAATCAATACCGCACAGGACTTTGTAAGGACTGCTAAGTAAGTATGCCAGTACAGCATAGAGGCAAGCAACGTGTACCAGTAGACCTAGAACCAAAACTAATGGCACACGTTGCTCTAATATCCGATAGGTATAATGTACCTAGGACCAAACTAATCCGTATGTTCATCAAATACGGTATGAACAATATTGATGCTGTAATAAAACAAGGTGACAGTCTAGTATGGACCGAACCTCAATTTAGTAAAGAGTGATATATCATGAAAGTATACTGTAGAACTAACCTAGACCTATCTAATGAGCAATGGCCAGATGAGTTACCAACTTTACCAAATGTTGGTGACCACATACAATCAAGGACTAAACATGGTGTGTTTCAACTTGAGTTAGAGGTAAAAAGAATTACATGGAAGTATAACAATTACGAGGAAGGCTATATACCAGAAATAGAACTACATATGACCAGACATCAATGTATGTTAGAGTCAGTAAGAGCTAATGAAGGAGTAGGTAGAGGCTCAATAACAGCTTTCTATGAGTGGTACGCACCATTAGTAGGACGTAGTGTTGGTGCGTTTATTTGATATATCAATAGAAGGGATTCGCAGTGTATACATTGGATGTATTTATTGGATCAATTCCGTCAGCAGAATACTATGATAAGGAAACAGAATCATGTGGACAAATTACAAAGGACAGCCAGTCGAATTCACAGGAACAGTCTCAGAAGGGTTAGAAAAAGGATACAATTACAACTGTGTAAATTGCTCTTATTGCTCTTATTGCTCTAATTGCTCTAATTGCTCTTATTGCTCTAATTGCTCTTATTGCTCTAATTGCTCTAAGTGCTCTAATTGCTCTAATTGCTCTTATTGCTCTTATTGCTCTTATTGCTCTAATTGCTCTTATTGCTCTAATTGCTCTAAGTGCTCTGATTGCTCTTATTGCTCTAATTGCTCTTATTGCTCTAATTGCTCTTATTGCTCTTATTGCTCTAAGTGCTCTGATTGCTATAATTGCTCTGATTGCTCTGATTGCTCTTATTGCTCTAATTGCTCTAATTGCTCTGATTGCTCCCAACAACCAATAGTAAACATCATGACCACTCCGTGGAACATTCTAATCCGGGCAAACAATACCATTAAAATAGGATGTCAAAACCATACTATAGAAAAGTGGTTATCATTCGACGATGACACAATCAAATTAATGGAACCAAGAGCATTAGAGTTCTGGAAAATATGGAAACCAGTCATCCAATTACTACATGTAAAGGAAACAGACAATGACTAAACGTAAACTACCATCATTCGATGATGTAGAAGAACACATTCAATCAGATGACTACGCTGGTTGGTGTACTAACTGTGGTGACTGGACACATGACTCATGTGAGCCAGATGCACACAATTACGAATGCCCTGAATGTGAATGTAATACCTGCTATGGTGCAGAGGAATTACTAGTACAAAACCTCTACGTAATGTGATATATCATTTCTTTCAGAAATAACCTAGGAGTACAGACAATGATAACCTACACAGAAACACACGCTATTGATGAAAATGGTAATACTGCCTCATTCGCATATTGGGGCAGTAAAGAAAAAGCAGAGGTGTCACTAAAGACACTAGTTAATTGCTCTAAGTGCTCTAATTGCTCTGATTGCTCTAAGTGCTCTGATTGCTCTTATTGCTCTGATTGCTCTAATTGCTCTAATTGCTCTAATTGCTCTAATTGCTCTAATTGCTCTGATTGCTCTGATTGCTCTAATTGCTCTGATTGCTCTAATTGCTCTGATTGCTCTTATTGCTCTTATTGCTCTGATTGCTCTAATTGCTCTGATTGCTCTAATTGCTCTAATTGCTCTAATTGCTCTAATTGCTCTAATTGCTCTTATTGCTCTTATTGCTCTTATTGCTCTAATTGCTCTACACATCCAGTCTCTATAGCTACAGGTAAATGGGTTATCTTTATAAGGCATGACAGGACAATAAAGATAGGGTGTCAAGATTACACAATTGAAGAATGGTTAAATTTTGACGATGCTACTATTTCTCTAATGCACCATGATGCTTTAGAGTTTTGGAAGGTATGGAAGCCAGTAATACAACTTATAGCCACAAGGAATTGATATATCATGTGGCCCGAAACAGTATGGCTACTCAACGACAATTGTGATATATCAACTGACGGTACACGCACAATTGAAGAATGGGTAGCCTACTGTCTCCCTGACCTAGATGCACGCAAAGAATACTACACTATGCGTAATCGTCTAGGCAAATGGGAGACTAATAACTCTGAGCTACTATGTGAATTGCTAGACGTAATAAACATAGGTATGCAATGGAACTACCTAGTACGATGCAGATACAATCTAACATTTGCACTACTAGGATACACTGAGGGACAATCTAGTAAGATACTGAATTGTCTGCCTCACATTGAGAATGATGTTTTCTTTCAGAATTACCATCCCGTGGTATATCCATCACGGTATGGTTCCTACTATACGGGTAAGAATCTACATGCGAAAAGGCTCGTCCCCCCGCCCGGAAAAAGGAAAGGTAGAGTTAGTAGGTGATATATCATCGCCAGAACCTACTCCACCTAATAAGGCACCAAGACGTATAGGTGATCCATCACCCAATCGCTCACTACCACGACGTACACCAATAAAGGTAACCAAAGGTAAGGTACGTCGTATAACTAAGATAATGAGTAGTGATGAAACTCTAGCTACCATACAAGAACTAGCTGAGAATGGAGCATCATTATCTACTATTGATGCTACAATGATGTGGCCCCCTAACACTATGTCTACACTCATTCAGAAAGGTAAGCTATCTACAGCACCTAAAGACCCATATCGTAAGTTCTTTATGCTGTTCCGTAAATGGGCTGCAAGTGCCCGTGGTCAAGCAGAATTACTACTAGCTAAGAAGTCCCCTGACAAATGGCTAGATAGAAATACCTCTAATAAGGTAATAGAATCAGAACAAGATGCTCAACTAGCTCTCAATGCTCCATCTAATCCTAAGATAGTAGCTCACTCAGGTGTAGACCTATCTACAGTACAGAAAGCATTAGAAATCCTGCGTGAGCAAGGTGCTGATCTAAACGAAGCAATAGACAAAGGTGAATTCAAACTATTCATTACTGACCAATCCAAAGATGATGAGGATGATTGATATATCATGAGATTCATTATACTAACAGCTCCTAATGGACAACGCAATAGGTTTAATGTTGCTAATATAGTTATATACGCATCATTTGAAGATTCAACACATTTATGGACAAATGAAAATGATCCAAATGAGTACCACGTCAAGGAAACACCAGAAGAAATAGATACAATACTAATTAACAATGGCATTCTAGTACACGGAAAGGCTAATTGATATATCATGTTTATTTACAAATACCAACTTCGCTTAACTGAAACACAAACCATTTCCATTAATAGTAATGCTCGATTACTAACTGTACAAATGCAGAATGGTGTAATTACGTTATGGGCTATGGTGGATATTAAGGCACCTAAAGAAGATAGAGTCTTCTACATTGTAGGTACTGGTAGTGAAGCTACTTACATGGTAGATAAACTATACGTAGGCACTGTACAGGCTAATTCCTTCGTATGGCACATATTTACAACAAAGGACAATTGATATATCATGATTCTATCTGTAACGCATACACCGTACTTTAATCAACACAAATTAGCTACTAAGTTCCGATACAAGGTAACTGACACTATCTACACACTAAGTAGATACACTAGTACGCGACTAGAAGGAACATTGTTCTTGATATGTAATGACACTGACCATATCATAGAACAAACAGATGAGAATGATTGGGAACTAGCTGAGCCAGAACCAGCAGACCCACAACTACTACTCACACGCCTACTAGAATGCTTTCATGATGGTGATCGTGCAGAGATTCTAGATGCACTAGATGATATATCAAATCATATCAAACGGATGCACACACTACCAGTAATCAGTGTGGATACAGTATTTGGATGTACTCAAGCAGCTAAGTACCTAAACACACCTGTATACATAGTGCCTACAAATGAAGAAAATATCAATACCTCTACTACTGTACAGAATCAAGATACTGGAGAAGAAGGTAGAGGTATCCAAGAAAGCGTATGATAAGTTAGTTGAAGAAAACAAGAGACTCATGGCTCTACTCGTACATCACAGGCTAATAAAATGACCCATAGTCTCAAAATAACCTTACCAAATAACCTATAACCTAAATAACCTTCAAGGTGATATATCATGGACGCTGGACACATAATTCTAGGTGCAATTGTATACGTGTTCTTCGTGTATTTAGTAGCACGATTCATACACGTATCTAGTGAGAAACATGACAGGTATGTAGACTAAATTTCTTTCAGAGATTATAGGGGCATTCACATTTCAATGTGCGTGTCCCTTTTCTATTTGATATATGCTCGCTTGAGCTGTCAAGCGTGCCTGCCTATTAAAACCTAATAACCAGGCTAATAAGGCTGATATATCATTTTCGCTCCACCACCCTACCCCCCACCGGGGTGCGACACGCCGCCACACCCATTCGGGGGTCTGAGATCTCACCATTCGGGTGGGGCAAATTGTCGCACCCTAACAGGGGGTGATATCAACCCCAATCGGGTGTGACAAAATACCGCACTGAGATTTCACCGATTTGGCATGGTTGTTTGGACAATGGTTGTTTCAACTGATATATCAGTAGTGTACTAGTGGACCAATACACTAGTGTACCAGTAGACCGATACACTCAGGTCTGACCTCCAATGATATCACTGTGATATCACCCAACTGATATATCAGCACTATGGGACGATTACCCATAGCTATGGGTGAAAATTGACTATGGGGGACAATCTACCCTAAAGACATCTCTACACTTGTCGAAACTGAGCGTTTCCCCCATGCGTTTAAAACGCCAACAATGGGTCTAGAATCGACGATGACACAATTAGGTCTCAGATATCGACCCTGCCTCTGATCGTCGATTCTAGGGGCATCCTGGCAATCTCCACTCCTATGGGGTAGGTGTGACCATGCCCCCTATTAGGGTGCGACAATTTGCCATACAATTATATACATACTACAACACCCCCCTGATGGGTGGCGAGTTGATATATCAAAAAATTTGCTCAAAGTGCTCAATTAGGGCTACACCTACGGACGATGAGAGTATAGACTGATACATGTCGGGTCGAAACGACTAACGACAAGCTACTGCTAGCAAGTACGCTAGCGATAGTCAACCGCTCTTTGACAATCTGGTGAATGCACTAACGCTCTACAGGCGATTGGTGCATAGTTGAAACGATAGCAAACATGCCAGCCCGTTCCTTAGACTTGCAAAACAGTAGCAGAGACTGCCGAGAACCGTATTCTAACGTAAGAGGGTACAAGCCATCCGTAAAACCGGCTCTGGTCAAAACCGTACCTGGTCGATACGTTAGGCACTTCGAAACGGGCTGGCTCCTTACAATTCAACGTACCACCCACTAGTGGGGGTACATTTGATATATCAATTCACTTACTGAAAGGGTTACAGAATGGATCAATCGACAATCAAACAATTGATAAAGAGCAAAGCAAGATGCTTTGAACGTATCGACGGTAGAGTATACATGATTAGCTTTGCTCCTAGTGGTGAATGTGCCGTAGGTGGACTAGTATTCTATAGTGGTGATACTCTACGGGTTATGCCAGTTTGCCAGATACCATATGCCGAACTATTGCGAGTAGTTGAGACCTCTCAATTGTCGAAAGATGAGAACAACAATGCAATGGTTGTAGAATCTATGGGGGTGCTCGATTGAAAAGCTAAAACTATCAGAACTATACACTAGCTTGCCTCCTCCCGCCTCGTTGGAATCTATCATTGTTGCGATGCCTCAAACGCTAATAGTAGCAAGGCATCGCATACAATGGGCGATTCTAATTGAAAACGATATGGGACTGGCTAATCTAGTCGCCAACAGATTGTACACTATCCCATATTATGGGTATAGATTAGACGTAGGCATCCTACCGTATGAAAGGGTATCTACTCACATGAGACGCATTGCAGTATCACTGCCCCAAGGCGGGCTAATAGCCTTAATCTAATGGTATATCTATGTTGATATATCAATGTTTTTCTTTCAGAAGATAGGAATCTGTGACCATGCCAACGAAAACCAAAACCAAGCCAACTACTACCACCACTCCAGCCACCATCTTCTTGAAATATGCCGGTACTTTGCTATCCTTTACTTTCGCAAACGCCATTGCATCGTATTTGATTGTGATAATTTCCGCGATACGCTCACGACCCGATTGGCTGGACACCATCATGGCAACTAATGCATTTGCAAGACTCACGCCACCCTTGCCGCCCTTGTCTTTCGTAAAGTGTGGGAATTGACGTAGCACGCCTAATTCGTTGGTAATCAATGCTAGTGAGTCTAGCAAGTGTGGCAGGCCAGCCACAAACCATTGTTGAACCTCGTTCTTAGTCAATCGTCCACCTTTACCTAGCGAACCGAAAGACTCGTTTCCATGATTCACACGCAAGTAGTAATTGCGGAACAGTGTACCCGCAATTTCTTGTACCTCTTTAGGTAGCTTTTGCATGTAGGCTTTGATCGGGGCGACCATTTCTAGATAGTCATCGTAGGATGCCTCAAGTCGAACATCGTCCATCTTGAGGCAGCTAGTAGGGTCAGCATTGATACGTAGGACAATGGTCAGGTTCTGCCCTAGTCGGACGTCGGGCGAGTCGCTATGTGCTACGTAATCACCCTTCCCGTCGTCGCCATACTCGCCGATACGTTCAAATTTGGGTGCGTTGTCGTCAGCATCTTTTTCATGCTTCCAACCCAATTGGGTTGACATGCACATATAGCCCTCTTTGTCAGCGTATACGTAGTTAGGGTAGTCGCTATTGTATGCCGCTACTTCCTCTTGAGCCTCAGGACTATCAAACTTAATCCATTTGCTTTGATCGTCGCCAAATCGCGTACCGTAGATACCATAGAAGATAGACTCAGGATAGTAGCCCAACGCTGTACCGTGTCCACTGTGACCACCATTGGCTACCATACCATTAGCGTCAATAACCCAGTGAGTAGCATCGGGGGCGAATTGTCGGCGGAAATCTGGACGCTCTTTTTACAGTGGGCAAATGATGAATATGCCAATGTCGGCAATCCCGGCTACAGCGCATGGGATTTGTACACCAAAACGCTTGACGTTGAGGCGGTTCTCTCCCGCGCCAGAATTGAGAGCTATGAGGAGTCAGATTGCATCGAATTTAACTGTGATTTTACATGGGAGTATATTTTTGATTTTAAGACCGAGCAGTCCCTTCTAGGCTGGACGGCGCGCAGCCCTTACCCGACCCCAACCGTTGTCGCCAATGGTTTGCTTTCAGGAGTGTATACGGACACAGCCGCAAGCCCTGACCTTTCAACCCGCCGAATTGACATGACTGTACCTGTCCCTTATCCCGATGGGACGACCAGTATTAACCAAGTGCTGATGACCTACAGCAGCCTGACTGTAGGCAGCAACAATACCGAGCCAATTGCCCCCGCTGTCTCAATAAGATTGTGGACTGCCGCAAATGCCCAAGTTGGCACAGAGACAACGGGCAATCAATCGGTTACGCAAGGCGACGGGGTAAAGGATATGACACTACCGG